TAAATGGCTTTAGGAAGTTCTACATTGACAGAATGCAACAGCAAATATCAGGCTTGAAGGCCCAAAAAGCATTGGCACTAAGGCAAGATAAAATAAAACAGATGCCACAATTTTTGACTAAATTACAGGCGCCATTACAAAGAATGTTAGCTTTTTATAAACAGGTTCAAAAGATGAAAGCCATGATTCTAAAAAAAATGAATCAAGCAATGGCCATAGGATCTTTCCAACAGACAGATAACGGACTAGAAGTGACCGAACCAGAAGGATTTGTTGCTGTTGACAAAACAGGCAACGCAGTAAAACTGGTAGATAGGTTAGGATTTAGTAGGCGTAACTTGACCGCTATCAACAAATTCAAAAAATAAATTAATCGTTTTATTCACCTGTTCACTTAATTTTTCAGAATTGAACAAAGTATCAAAGTTATGCTTCCTAGTGGCCTGGCTTTGTAGATATAGATCTTGCCAATTGCTTTCCTTTAATTTCCTAATGGTGTTGACAAGTTTTTCAATTCTTTTATCTGCATCCATTTCAATATCATATGATTCATCTATTATGTTTGCAAACGTTTTAAAGCCTATCTCTCGAAGTTTTTGGAGATAAAGATGATTGCCATGCACCACGAATAGTTGCTGTGCAATAATCGGCTTCCATATCTTTTCAGTCATAAAGATGTTTGTTGCATTATCGTTAGTCTCAGATATAATACTGAACTTGGTGTCATTGTATGGTTTTTCATAGATATCTTGATCGCGACCATACATTGGATAGTCCTGTGCCCAAGGCAACTCATACTCCGGAGGTAACTTTTTGTTTGGCCAATTAGTTACTATGCTATTTTCTAAGAGATTAGTATTTTCTAATTGTTTAAACAATTTGATTCTGTGATCACGCATACGTTTGTTTAGATATAAAAAATCAAAAGGTTTTGTTTCATGATTAAAACTGTAGAGGTTATCTTTGTGTTTGTTATACATATAAAACCAAAACCAACTAACATCGCCTGTCCATTTCATGTGTGGTACTTCGATCCTCGGAAAGAAATTTTTATCCAATAAGTTTTCATGACTCTCCCAGGGGCTTGACTGTATAAACTTGAAGCCTTGGCTATGCAGAAGTTTAAGCCTATTTTCAAGCTCGTTTGCAAATAATCCGCTGTTGCCTAGAGCATAATAGTTTTTGTGACTTACGTCTATAAGGGCTATTCTTCTGTCATATGAATCAAGGTCATAGTTTTGCAAAGAATAATATTCTTCATCGGTTGTAAACTTTTGATCTTTCAGAGTGCAATGATTAAAGAAGTTCTCTACCTGTAGGTGATCACCTGTTTTCATCACATCGGTTAATATAAAATTGCTTTCCATAAGTCTATAAATATGTGTATGATAACACCATTCTTAAAGTATGTATCTGAGGGCAGAGTTGTAAGGCGACAAAGCGACCTACAAAGATACACGTTTCAGGAGATATGTGAAAGAATATACCTCGCTTTTTTAACACTCACATTGTTAAGAAATTTTGATCAAACGCAAGGATTTGTTAAAAACTATGCCAGAGACACACTGACTTATGGCGCCTTTGATCGTGTCAGAACAACATCAAATGATCTTCATAACATGCTTTCGGTCGTGGCTGGTGATCCTGAAATTACCAAAAAATTATCCAATAAAAATGCCGCGATGGCTTTAAGACAAAGACAGATCATCCCTGTGTTGGCATTGAGAAGATATCTTAAAGACTTTAACAATCCATATGCTTTCCTTACTAAACTCGAAAGTGCTTTAGGAATTGGTAACATAGATTATAAAAATTTACGCAGAGCCATTGCTGATTACCAGAGCCTTGATAGCAGAAGAAAGAAAGCCACAACGACTAGACTATTGCAGGCACTGAAAGCAAAACTATCAGGCACAGACTTACAAAAAAAAGCACAAGAGTTTGCAGACAAGCAAAAATTAGAACTTGACAATGTAATTGATGCAGAAAGATCTGTATCTGTCCCTGGAAAAGATATGTCACCAGATGAATTGAGTGCATATCGTTTACTAGTTGGATCTAATAATGTCAGACGTGCTAAGATTGCCGCAGATATGGTTAGGCAAGGTAGAGCTGTACCGGCACCTGTCATGCAGGCATATGCTCCAGTAGTTCAGATGATTGATGACATAGCAAAAGGCGGATACACCTTTGTTAGGCTTCTACAATCTATTCATGACAGGGCAAAATCACAAAAGAAATAAGTGTTGGCGATGTGCCTGTAGGGCACATTGTAGTAAGCAGTGCAGTAATTGTAAAAACTGTGCATTTTGTGAATGTGGAGAATGTTTAAATAGTAGTATGAAAAAATGTGAATGTAAATGCGGGTGTGAACACCATTGTAAAGGATCTTGCACAGACTGTAAAGATTGTCCGGATTGCAGTTGTAAGCATTGTGAATAATGGCCACACCGAATAACTTTAAAATTACAAAAGCGATAGGAGAAACTGACAACTTTGCAGGAGCAGAAGTAAAGTTTTTTCACATCACTTTGATCACCGCAGATGGAAGCACCGTCTTGGATGTAAGAAACGAGCTAGGTTATGACGAGACCATGCACAATGTAACTAGAGCTGTTTTACAAAGAGGCACTATAATTTATCAGAGAATAGAAGACGCCGCATCTGGCAGATTTGACATTTGTATGGAACGATCAGGATGGACAGCATCTACCCTACAAACAGCCATAAGAGATCTCGGCACCACTGTTGGAGTGAACAATAAAGATGTTTCACAATCCACAGTATCAGAAACAGAACTTAAACTTGATAATTCATAATGAATAAAGATTTTTGGATACCAGGTCCTGATAAATCTAATCCTATCTTAGAAACCCTTGTGGGCAGAGGCACACAGGAAGAGCAAAGGAGTGCCGCTTTAGACCATGTGACTAGTTACAGAACTTGCCTAGATATAGGAAGTAATGTGGGCTTCTGGACCAGAGAACTTGCTGAAAAATTTGAAAAGGTTATCTGTTTCGAGCCAAATAAATTATTCATATCACTATTCAAAAGAAATATCTTAAATGATAATGTTGAACTACATGAGGTTGGATTAAGTGATACAAAGCATACTGCTTATCAGCCATTATATTCTACTGTTATGTCTAATAAACCTGGTGATATAATATGTCATACTCTGGACAGCTATCATATCAATGACATAGACTTTATCAAAATAGATGTGGATGGTTTTGAACACAGAGTGCTTAAGGGTGCTAAGGAAACTTTGATAAGAAACAATGCAATTATTAACATAGAACTGAAACCTGAAAAGTCTAAAGAGAGAAAACAAAGTGTGCGTTGGTGTATGAACTTTTTAAAGGAATGTGGATATAAACACAAAAATACTATCAAACATGACGAGATTTGGGTTAAATCTTAATATTACAGCATAATTTACCAAAATAACCTATAAATAAAAACAATGTGTCTCCGGAGCGGAGGCATAGTCATTATAATCAGAGAAAAAGGAGGATTAAAAATGGCATACGACGGTACGAAGGTTGCCGGAGGAGAAGGCAACACAACTTTCAATGCATCGGGCGAATTTTTGGGTAGAGACTTAGAATTCTTAAACCAAACGTTTCCTAGTGCTGTTAACGGTAAAACGGCAAAAGACAGTACAGTAGATGTAGTTGAAAAAACAATCCAAACTTACGCTAACATCGTAGGTGCAGGCCCGTTAGTAAACTCAAATGTAGAGAAAAACTACATCATTGAGGGTACTGACCAATTTGTTGGATCACCAGCAAGTTCAGGTGGTTCTTTTACATTAACAACATCAACAGCAAACGCTACAGGTGGAACACTGCAAACAGCAGTACAAGCCTTAGGTACAGTTGACTCAATCAACATGGGTTCAGAGACATCATTTGTTTCAAACCTTGCGATGAGAAAAGCAACTTTAGAGTAATAGGAGGATATAAATCATGGCTAGAGCAATCGATCCAAAAAACTTTTTATCACCTGCTACTCGAACTGAGTTCGAAGGTGTGGACATCACACTTTTAGAAGTGGCTTTCGGAGTAGACGTATCAGCTGAGATAGGTGACCCAAGAGCAGATTCAACTGTTGCAGGTTTAAAACTTGTGCAAGATGCAATCATGAACCAAGGTGTTAACATCCTTGGTGTATCAGCATTGGGTAATTCAGATCAAAACATTGTTTACATTGTGAGATCAGACTCAATTGACACAGCTAATCATATAACTGGTAATGGCTTGAGAGATGCCATTAGAGCGGTTGACACTAACGGTAGAGCGGCAAGTGCCACACCAAGAAACACAGCGAACATCAGCAGTGCTACAGTGTCGGTATTAACATTCTACAGTTAATAGTTTAATATAAGGAGAAACAACAAATGCCAGCAACATCAAATAATTCAGGAATAATGTCAAGAAGACAATCTTTCAATGGAAAAGGTTTGACTTCAATCGAAATTATTTTTGACGCAGACATGGCTGTAACAGCAACAACTCCAGAAGCAAAAGATTCTGCATTTGACACAGTAAGTAAAATCATCGAGAAAGATGGTGTAGTACTTGCTAAATCTTATGCGTTAGGATTAAAAGCAACTGAGAGAGATGCGGCAGACGGTGCTTCTATCACTGAAGACGAATTAATTGACGTATACCAATTCTTAGTAGAAGGTACACCAGGTCAATTTAACGCGGCTGATAGTGCAGGTGACATCAACTTGGATCCAAACCAAGCAGATGCATCTGACCCAGGAGTTATAGCAGACGCAGAAGCAGACATAGAAACTGAAGTACTTGCTCGTTTAGATGAGAACGATTCAGCAGGTGGAGTTCACGTAACAGTAAGAACTTTACCAGCAGATGGTGTAACATCAGCGGGTGCAGAAGCAGTTTATGGTATGTTTAATGCAAGAGTAAACGCATAATAATTTAAGAAATTAAATTACCAAAGGGCGGATCTTTAATTAGGTTCGCCCTTTCTTTGTGATTAAATATCCAAAAAGGAATTACATGAAAAAATTCACATTAGAGATAAAAGCAGGAGACAAAGTACAGGTCGGAAGGTTCAATGTATCTGAACATGAGATAACAGACATAGAGCTTGATCGATTTGGCCATCCTGTATTAAAATTAGATAATGGTAGGCAGAAGGCTGTTTTTAATTTACGGTTATCAAAACTTATTCCGGAAGGTGTTCTTAAGAGAGACATCGTTGAATAATGCCAACTGCCATTGAAGAGACATTGGCGATAATAAATTCGCCTGATAGTAAACTTCGAGATATAAGTCCAATCATTTATAGGTTAGATGATGATCTCTTAGGAGATATCAAAAGATTCAGATATCTGGATCAAACTTGCTGTGCATCAGGTACAATAAGAAACTGGTTAATGACCGAATATGGCGATAAGTGGCACATGCAAACTGATCAACAAGATGACTCTATGCTGTTTGCATTAGTTCGTAACCCTCATGAACGTTGGTGGTCTGGTGTACGATCTTGGATGAACAATCTGCCATATTATGCTTGGTGGGAGAATGAACAGCTAATGGAGAAGTTTTTTCCACACTTTAATAGGTTCACAACAAGTCAGTCACAAATATTGGATCAAGTTAAGGTAGATCATTTCATAAAAGTAGACAGTGATCTTGATGAACGGTTTTCTAATTTTTGCCGTAAACATAGATTACTCCAATTCGGAAGATTGAAAAAATATAAAAATCACAGACATGTTGATCCGAAAGTGAAGGCAATGGAGGATAAGGGTCGTACACAATTCGAAAAATGGCTAAGGAAAAACAGAAAATGGCATGATAAACTTGAAGAGTTTCTTGCACCAGATTATAGATACTGGGACAAAGTAAGCGGACAGGCCTAACATGTATGAATTCTACGTACACACATTAGTTGACATTACAGACAATGGCAATTTGCAGAAGGCATTTCCTTTCCAAACAAAGTCTGGAGATGTAATACACAACAAAGAGACCCTTTCAATTGCTAAGAATCAAAATAGTAATTTTAACACGATGTTACAACTCTTACAGATAAGGGGTAATATAGTGTGGGAACAGCCACCATTAAGGCTACATAAGACATTAGGAAACACAGGTTTCGGAAGTGCATATGAAGGAAAACATTACAGCTGGCACTTCCAATTTTTCACTGAACAATCTGAAATATATGGTGTGCCTGCCACGCCAACAGGACAGCTAATAGATGATTTCAACTTGGTTCCTGTAGTTAATTTTTGCAAAGAAACAGCCGCATTTCCTACTTCTACTTTTATCACAACGGATATGAATACAATAAACACATACTTTTCATATAACGGAATTCGCGATAAATAATATTTGATTAAGGCTCAATAATTTTACTACGTAAAGGCACTTTCAGGCATGACTCAGGCTCATTTACAGGCTCTAATAATCGAGGTGAGAAACCTCAAAAATGAGATAAAAAATTGTATGAGTACAACTGATTTAGAAAAACAAAATTTAGAAGCACACGTTGACCTATGTTCTGAGAGATACAAAGGTTTACATGATAGGTTAAGTGCTATCGAAGTTCGTCTAGGCAAGATGAACGAGGACATGCTAGTAGGACAAAAGTCTTCTAGAACAACAATTATAGCGACAGCAGGTACAGTCATAGCAGGACTATTATCAACAATGGTAGTATTGCTTATGAGAATGCCTGGTTAATAGATAACTAATTTTACCATCCATATATGTTTGTAATAATTGCTCCAAGAGTAAAAGTGTTCATCAGCGATGCACAATTATCATTTGTGCGTGAACATCAACACGACTCTTTTAAGGCTTCACAACTTTCACCAGAACAGGCAGAAACCGCAAAGGTTTTGGCAGACAAGGCCATACTTGTCCGTAAAAAACTTGACAATGACGTACAATATGCTTTAAATAGACGTGTTAGATTTTTACAAAATGGTGATAAAAAATAAAACAGAACTTGAAAAACAAATTAAGGCATATGGCCTAAAGCATAAGTTAGAGGAACTTGCCAGAAAGCAAGAAGCCAGAAGGCCCTTTCGCCATTTACCAAAACAATTCTCTAAAGGAATCTTAATTGGAAACATTGCAATAGTGCCTAAAAAATACACAGGCACTCGTTACGTGTATGTGATTGCTGACATGCTTGAAGCTAAGATTTTATTTCAACAGGTTAGCTTAAAACAGACCGCAATTATTGTTGCCCACCATATAGCAGAAGGAAAAAACCCACCTCAAAACGTCTTAGACTTTGACACGCATTTCAGTTCAAAGTTATTTGAGATACAAAGTGCCAAGACTATGATCAAACAAGCAGAAAAGGAACAAAATGAGGCCCAAGAAGCGATTTATTCTCAGAGGCTAGAAGACGCCCACCGTCTAGCAGACGAATACAAGGGTAAAATACAGGATATTTTCCATTCAACGTTCGGAGGCTAGATTATAAATAACAAGTATGAAGAGTTTAGAACTAACAAAACCTATCACAACTGAATCATTATTAGCAGAATTTGAGTCAAGATTCAATCAAACTATGGATCTTAGCAAATTTACTAAAGAAGAGCTTGAAGATACTGCTAATCATATAAGAACAAAAATTCATAACATTACCCAAAACACACACTTTGGGCAAGAACTTAAAGATGACACATATCAAAAAAATCAAATGATGCTTGACATTGTAAATCAAGCTATCAATGAATATGGAGCCATGGAAAAGAAGGCGGCACAGGACGCGGTGCAGGCCACAGATAAGCTTGAGAAGGGGCAACCACTTACAGCTGACGATAAAGATACTATAAAAAAATTGATTAAAAAAGAAGGTGTCGAAGAACAATCAGAATTAATATTAGCGGCCAAGGACATGATGGACAAAGTCACAGGTTACTTGGAAGATCTAGCATCAATGAAGACAGAAGGTATGCTAGAACTAGCAGACAGAATCAGAGATGAAATGGGTGCAGATAAGGCAGATGCATTCCTACAAAAAATCCAGCCGGCAATTGAGCAGGCAGAAGCAACACTGACTAGCACACGTCAGGAACTCGACAACGGTGTAAGAATTTTGACCGGAGAGGAAGCTGTTTCAGAACCTATGGGTGCCGATGACTCAATGAATATGGATACCGACCTAGACTCACTAGACTCAGAAGGCGAAGAGGATGATGAGTTTGGGGCCTCTGATGTAGAAGCTGGCGGCACTGAGCCAGAGGGTAGAGAGCAAAGAGAGTCCAAAGAAGTATTTGAAGCATCTAACAGAATACTAGGCAAACTATCGGGAAAGTAAGCCCGTGAGATTTTTCGAATTCCAAAACAAAGATTTAGAATCGGCATTAGTAAACACCTTATTAAACATGCAGGGAGATGCAGATGAGAAAGATCAATCTTCTGAAATAAGTTTTGATGCAGTTAAAAGCCTAATGGCAAACACAGGTTATCCGGCGTTCAACTATGATGTTTTCAAAAGGCTTTACGACCAAGGCAAAACTCTTAAAAATATTGTTGCTGATTTCAATCAGGAAAAAATTGTTATTAAAACAGACAAAGAGGCCGAGGACGATCCAGAGATGGACTTTGACAACCAAGGGTCAACTGATAAAGTCAAACAAATGGCCAAAGCGGCTATGAACCGTAGAAAATAATTACAAATCTTTTAATTGTTCGTACATCTGGGGATACAGCTTTGTCCAGTCTGTATCACGTCTGCGATCAAGCTCATTAAGATATATTTTAAATTGTTTTTGCCTCTTTAGGCTTGGTTCTCTTTTTTCGAATTCAGACAATATTCCTTTCATGTAGGTCTTGTGATTTACTTTAACACTATCCGGATAGCCTTTTGTATTAGTGTCGAATGTCTCGATTGCCTCGCGAAGTCCCCATTCATTGACAAGGCTCCCAAATATCCCTGGATACATGTAAGGTCTTGGTGGTATCTCATATTGGTTGCACTTCATCATACTCCAATAGATCGGTTTTGTCTTTGAGCATTT